TCGAGCTTCTTTATGCCCATATCGTCCATGCACTTCATAAGATACTCTTTCAGGCGCTCTGCCTGTTTTTCACGGGAGGCTATCCTTGCGGAAAGCTTCTGGCGCTCGGCTCTCATGGCTTCGGCCTCTGCGGAAATATCCTTGATGAACACCGCAATGTTTTCAGCCTTGGCACCGAACTCCTCCTCAATGCCTGTGAGAGTGTCGAACCACGCCTCGACCATATCCGCTCTGGCAGCATCGGGGTCGGGGATGACCGTGCCTTCATCATCAATGCACCTGCCCTGCTCGTCCTTTTCAAATTCAAAGCTGCTGATAGCGTCATAGTTTTCAAACAGCTCTCTGAATGTGCCGCTTATTTCGTAAAGTTTCATATTCTTATTACCTGCGCTTTCTGTATGATATTTTTCAGATAGGGGTCGTTTTCCACAGCTTTTATGAGAGCCGTAAAATCGTCCATGGTCATCTTGATAAGAAAAGACTTTATGCTGCTCTCTGCCTTTGGAGCGTTCAGCTGAGCCTCTGCCGCCTCTGCACGGTCAAGAGCAGCGTTGCGCTGATTTCTCATGTCAGCAAGGTCACGGTCGGCTTCCTCACGGAAGTTCTCAAAATCGAGATTTATCCTGCGGAGCGTCTCGCTGAATTTTCTTTCCTGCTCCGGGTCGCTCTGCACCGCCACATCACGGGGCTGAGCTTCAAGGGATTTTATGCGCTGTTCAAGCTCGGTATTGCGTTCACACTCTTTGCTGAGCTTTTTAATCTCCGCCTTAGCGTCCGAAAGCTCATGTTCCGCATTATCTGCACGGTTCATAGCATTTACTCTGTCCCTGCGTAATGACTGATTTTCGTCAAGCGCTTTGCTGTACCGCTGCATCTGAGCTTCCAGCTGCTTTTTCAGCTCTATGTACTCCTTGTGGGTGGTGATGTCGCCCGACTTAACCTGTTCCACAAGCTCAGCAGGAGCGGAAGGACGGGCGGCTTCGTAGAGTAATGAGGGTTTAAGCTGACTAAGGCTTTTCTGTTCTTCGGCTGATATGTTGCCGAAAATTTCGGCAACTCTCACAAGATTGTTTCCGGTATCTCTGCTGATGCCAATGCTTTCACACCAAGCACCAAATTTTCCACCATAGTGATTTGCAAGCAGATCGTGAGCATATGCGACCTTTTTTGCCATTGTAAAAATGTACTCTTTTCTGACATTGGAAATCTCGGCAGTAACATTTTCAAGCTTTGCTGCTGTGTCCGCATCAAGCTCAGAGTAATCGAACGTGTTCTGAGCAGGTGCGGCAGTTTCGGTAGGCGCAGCAGGAATTTGCTTGTCTCCCATAACGCAGTAATCATCGGGAGTGTCGGGATAATTGCAGCAGCCGTTGTCGTCATACCCGCAGTTGTCGCAGGGGAGATTTGATTTATCGTCTTTGTGTTTACGATAATAAAGGCAATCTTCGTAATTATGACAATGGGATGCAAGAAATTCTGTGAGCTTATCGAATTCACAAAAGCTGCTCTCGCAGTAGTCACATTTAAAATCAATACCGCCCAAAGGCATATAATGTAAGGTTTTGCCGGTCTGCCAGAACGGGCACTCAATCTCACTTTCGTCAAAGGTGTTGTAGAACAATTCAAGCTTGTTTTTATCGGAAAATACTTCCTCGTCATCGTCTTTCCGAAAAATTTCAGCGGGGAATTTTCTGATAAATGCTGTCACATTTGACCACGAAAGCTGAAGCTTGTATCACCGCTATTGTTTATTACATGATCGAATGTAACAAGCATACAGCTTGACATAGCTGTAAATCTGTTACTGCCATGAAAGCGCTTACCGTGATTATCTCTGAGGTAATCCTTTAAAGGCACAGGTGATATTTCTGCCGCAAGCTCTGCAACCTTGTCTTCCTCGCCGTGTATCATGCTTTTGATCGCAGCAACAATGTCCCCATGAAACTGTGTCATACTCGCATCGTATTTCACTGTCAATCCTCCTTGATTTCAAATTCAACCGGCATGCTGACCTTCTGAACAGCTGACCGCTCTTTATCTACCGAGCCGATAATAGTATCGCAATACTGCTTGTCCTCGTCGTCAAGGCTTGAATAAATCAGCTCCGCCTGGATCTTGAACGCAGCAGCTACAATATGACGTGTAAGCTCCGTCATGCCGTATCTTTGACCCATATCCATAAGCAGCTCACGCATATAGTCCTCGACTATTCGATTGATGTCCGCTTTGTTAAAAGCAACCGCCCTTGCAAGCTTCTTTGTTATCTCGATAGGAGTAGTCATATTGTCTCACCTCCCAGAAAATTCTTTATCTCAGCTATCTGAGCTTTCCACTCGTCAATAACCGCCTGTTCTGCGGCAATTTCACTGTTAAGATAGTCAATCTTATCCTGACAAGCCTCCCTAACTGCAAGGGGAATGGTCTTGACATTTTCCTCGGAAGGTGTTACAATATCAGCAGGAATGATAGTTGAATTTTCCTGCTCAGAGCTTGTAACTGCGCCAACAGTTGCAGGCTCTTTTTCTGCTATCTCGGTTTCTCCGTTGAGAGCAGTCTCGCCGCTTTCCCTCCAGGCGTTTATAACGTTGTAAACAGCCATCTTAGTGACATTGTACTGCTCCGCAAGCTTGGCGGCTGTTGCTCCTGCCTGGAACGCCGTCACAATATTGTGCTTGGCTTCCTCGCTAAGTTTTACTATAGGCATTTCATTTTCCTCCTTGTTGTCGTTATCCGTGGGAATGTCCCACCCTTTTTCACGAATAGATGTTATCAGATTAACGACCGTATCGGGCATTACATCGTGGCTATTGTATTTCAGATCTGTCACATCTCCGAGAGCAAGGTGAAGCTTCTTAGCAATTTCTCTCGGGGTTTTGCCCTCTTTCAGCATCTGATAAACCATCTTCTCATTCGCCGACAGCGACCGCACCGCAGGCGCATCAATAGCTATCCGCATATCATCACCTCTGTATGGGGCACTCGGTGATAGACAGTATCTGCGAAGCACCTACATACTTCCTTGCACATTCAGATGCACCCTCAAAGCTGTGCGCCTGTATGCGGCAGCTGTACTTCCTGCCCTCATAGGCGTATCTAAGGATATACCATTTCATTTTTACACCTCCCTGCAAACATCTGTGATAACCGCCTCGACCAGATCGTCAAGACTGTTTTCAGCGAAAATCCTGTCCTTTGCCTTAGCTTCGGCAGCTTCTCTTGACCCAGCCGATACGCTGTACACATCGTTGAATGAGCCGCCCTTGAACCTGAGGTGGACATATACGTTGTATGTGCTCATTACTTTACACCTGCCTTTTCCTTAGCCGCTTCGAGCAGCTTCTTGTCGATGATACGCTTGAGGCATTTTGCCATAATCTCAGGGCTTGGCTCGTTCACGAGTATGATCCTGCGTCCGCTTTCGGACATCATTTCTCTGATGATGGGCTTTGTGGTTTCATTCATATTTATTTCTCCTTCTTATAATATTTAGACGTGTTAATATTTTATAAATTGTGCAGGTTGACAAACAACTCCTAAAGTTTTTCGTAAATACCATATATAGCTATTTTATTGACAATAATTACTATATGTAGTATAATTAGGCTATAAACTAATATGAAGGGAGGAATGTTCATGTCAAACACTAAGCAGACAAGTGCGTCTGTCGCTTCAAAAGCATCGACTATTCTCAGAGATGGTCGATACAGCAAGACTTCTAAGTCAGTTGCCGGAAGCGCTCTTTCTCAGACCAAGACATCTTCTAAGAGCAGCAAGAAGTAAGCTTGGCAAAATTTAGTTTTCTTTGGCGGAGTGCGAATGTACTTCGCCGCTTTTTTTGAACAGTACCTGTACCGGAACATCTGAAAAGTATTTTTCATGTATTGCAAGAGCTTCATCAAGTGTGAAGCCTGAACGCCCCGTCAGTTTTTTGCTCAGGTAGTCAGCGCTTATCCCTGCTGCTTTCGCTATGTCTTTCTTCTTTATTTGCCTGCAGGCAATTTCTACTTCCAGTGCCGGATAAGCGGGTTTAACGGTTCTGTATGGCAACTTCTCCTCATCTCCTTCCTGTCCTGAAATTAGGACAGATAATGTGCTATACTGAAAATAGACATCATCTCTCTATTCCCAGCACCTGGGCGATGCAGTTTGCCATGCGCTCACTTTCACGTGCGCCGCACATAAACGCCTCGATTGTTCCTACAGTGTAACCTGTGGCCTTTGAGAGGTCGGCATATTTCCACCCTCTGATGAAAAGCTGCTTTTTTACTTCTGCGATAAAAAGCTTGTAAATAATTATCACCTCGTTGCAAAAATGTAAATATTAAATTATTTTGTTTGGAAAGCTTGACAAAAGTCAGTAAAAGATGTACTATATAAGCATAAAGGACTTAATAGTATGTACTCTTGCTTATGAGAATTGCCGTTCTCATAGGTTCAGTTTCTTATTGACTATGTGTTGTATTTTCCTTACAAAAAACATTATAGTACATAAATTACTTACTGTCAATAGAAAAGTACAAATATTTACCCTTTTCTCATTAAACTACAAAAAAGGAGTAAGAAAAATGTGTACTTTTGACAAAATATTAGAGGTTGCCAAGGCAAAGGGAATAACGCAGGTGCAACTTGCAAATCATCTTGGTGTTGGAAAGCAAGCCGTATCGGAGTGGAAAAAAGGTAGAAGTACCGCTTATATGAAGCGCATAGGGGAAATTGCAGAATTTCTTGGTGTATCTGTTGATTATCTTGTTGGTAACGAGGAACAAAATGATAACGAGAAGCTCTCTTTTGCCTTGTTTGGCACCGCCGACGTAGATGAAGAGGTGCTGAACGATGTCCGCAAATACGCCCAGATAGCCCGCAGAATGAGGGAAGAAGACAAGAAGAAAGAAGACTGATAAATGACAAGTTATGTTGAGCTCTGTGAGCTTGCAGAAGCCGATGATATTCTTATGATCGACGCTCCTCTTCAAAAATGCCCTTCAATGGCTATCAATGACTGCGGAGACTGCACAGTAATAATAGATCACGATCAGATTGCAGGCGTTACAGATCTTCTGACTGTTCTTGCTCATGAACTTGGTCACTGCGAGACCATGTCGTTTTATACCGAACACAGCCTTGAGCTTCGGGAACGTATGGAATATCGAGCCAATAAATGGGCAATAAAAAAACTCGCCCCGAAGGACGAGATGGTTACAGCAATGAAAGACGGGAATACAGAGATATGGCAGCTTGCCGAGTATTTCGGTATTACCGAGGATATGGTTAAGTTTGCTATGTGGGTGTATTTTGATAAGCAGATTGATTAAAGGACGTGACATTATGTTCAAAAAATGCTACAGATGCGGTAAATATTTTTTGTTTTTTCAAATAAATGAATATGGCAGATGTAAGCAGTGTGAAGAAGCTGCACAAGATGAAAAATGGAGAAGTGAAATCAAAGAACAGAAAGCTCTGAAAAATAATCGTCCCGATGCAAATGCCGAGTTGAAGTGCTCCACACCTGTCACGCCTGCGAGTAATGTTCAATCTTCTCCGGAAAAGAGAGGTCTTGTTCTGACATATGAGGATTTTGTTGAAGATGATGAAATCTCCAAAATAAAAGAAAGATTTATAGCATTTGATGTTGAGACTACAGGACTAAGCTCCGCCTTTGACAGAATTGTAGAAATAGGAGCGGTTGTTTTTGAAAACGGTGTCCCTGTTAAGTCATTCAGTACGCTTGTCAATCCCAATGTTTTGATACCGCAATCCGCAACGGCAATAAACCATATAACCAACGAAATGATAAGCACTGCTCCGCCTGAAAAGAGAGCTTTTTTGGATTTGATTAGTTTCTGGGGCGATGTTTTGGATACAAGAACCATTTTGTGTGCCCATAATGCAAGATTTGATATGGACTTTTTATCGGAAACTCTTATGAGGTTAGGCTATGACGGGAAAATAAAATATATAGACACTCTTAGGCTATCTAAAAATATGATTTATGGGGTAGAAAACCATAAGCAACAAACATTGGCTAATTATTTTGGAATAGTAAATAGCCATGAACACCGGGCTGCTTCAGATGCAAAGGTTTGCGGTGAGATACTGCTGAAACTGATCGATATGAAAAATGAAGAGGCAGAACGTAAAGAGCGGGAAATCAACAACGTTAAAGAGCGTATCAGGCTTCTGCAAAACGAGTATCAGAATATGCAGGCTCAGCTGACCATAAATCCTATAAATTCAAGAGTTTCATTACAGGATATCAAAAACCTGAATAATCAGGACAAGGGTTTCGATAAAGGCATTGCATATTGGGAGCAGGGGGAGAGCCTGCGAAAAGCCGAGAGCATAGAGGCAGCAATCAAGCTGTTTGATGAGGCAAGATATAACGGCTACTGTGCTCCTGCACTTTACGAATCATATGCAATGGCGTACCACAAAATAAAGGACCTGGATAATGAGATCGATATACTGAACGAGGGTATAGAACGGCTTGATGATAGTATTTACGTCTGTGAAAAATTGATGATACGAAGAAATAAAGCCGTCCATATGCTGATAAAAAAACTTGATCAGCAGCGGGAACGTCAATTCAAAGAGATGAAAAGGCAGGAAAAGGAAGATCAAAAAGAGCAGGCAGCCAACAAGCCTAAAAAGGTTCAGGGACGAGCTATTTTGAAGCTATCCGATGACATGGAACTGATAGAACGATATGAAACGGTTGCCTCTGCTGCACGGGGAAATGGGATAAGTCCTAAGAATATCAGAGATGCAGCCAACGGTGTTTACAAGCACGCTGGAGGCTTTGTGTGGAGATATGCAGATGAAAGCAATTCAGAAAATCAAGGTAATGAATAATGAATGGTTATCTAACAGGAGGTATGTAAGATGTCAAAAAAATGCTTTTTAATTTGTCCAATCGGAGAAGCAGGCAGCGAAATAAGAAGAATTTCAGATATTGTGCTTAAATATATCGTTACACCAGCATGCCAAGAATTTGATTATGATGTTATCAGATCTGATACAGAATTCACTGTGAACAGCATAAACGAAGATATTTTTAATCATCTTGATAACGATGAACTTGCTATTGCCGATCTTACCGGGCTCAATCCTAATGTCTTTTATGAAGCAGGATACAGAAAAGCTAAGGGGCTCCCATTGATACATATAGCACGAGAGGGTACAGCGCTTCCTTTCGATATAAAAACAATCAGAACTTATTTTTATGACATTGATATAGATAAGGCTGACAGTGCTAAAAATACTTTGATAAAGGTCATTGGTAATATTCAGCCTGAAAATAGAAAAATAGTACAAAAAGCGCCTCAAAGCGCTACTGTTCAGAATGAAGGAATCACCAAAGATGCCAAAAAGCTATTGAAAGCGTTATACAAAGAGTATGAGAATAAAAAGTCCCATGGCTTAAGCAGAAGCGAAGCGGCTGCATTTAACGATATAAGAGAAATATGCAGGATTTCCGACATGTGCGTTGATGATATAAAGGAACTTTACGGAGAACTTGCTGCTATTGGATACCTTGAGTATGAAAGTTCAGACATGTTTGAAATGGTCATTAGCAATCTTACAGGCAAGGGCATAAAATACGGAGAAGAAAACTTTGACGAGCCATCTTACATCATGTTGCTTAAGGAAATTGTTGATAAATATACTTCTCGAAAGGGACCTATTCATTCAGACAGTTTAGCCGGATATCCGAT